GATAGTAGTCCTAAACTATCCAATATGAATAGCATAGGAGGTCTGTCTGGAGATTTCTCATACATATCAATTGTTTTCAATGCATGCGATCTAAACTTTTGAATTGTATCAGGTTCAGATATAATAACACGAGATGTATCTAAACCTCTTTCTTCCATCATTTTTTTAGTGACTGCAGCTTCTGTATCATAATAAACAATCCCACCGGTAGGATTGTCCTCAAGAAATTGTTTTGCCACACCCAATACAAAAAACGTCTTCCCGGTTGCAGACTCACCAGCAAACGCTGTGACCTTGTTATTGGGTACACCGCCGTATAAAGAACCAGATAAAACGGCATTAAGCATATAAGACCCTGTATCGATAGTGCCACTATACTCAGCCGCCCCAAGTCCGTCACCCATGATGTTAGTATCTTCATCTTTCATATCCTCTACAAGATTTCTAAAAAAGTTTTGTCTTAAATCACCGTTCATTCCCATACTCCATGTTTACACCAATAATGATGTCTTCTATAATACTATTGTTTTTTATTGATATAGCATACTGTATAAACTTAGCTATGTCAACACAGTCTATCCCATTACCTGTCCATGTATCTCTACTACGACTTAATGGTGTGTCCAATCTACTTGGTGTGATCAAAGTAGTTTTAAAATTTACTAAATTATTTTTAAATGCTTTTGAACATTGTTCGCTTGCTTTTTTAAGAGCAGCTTTAGGAACAGTATATGTACCATCTACACCAGCACTGCCTATATTAAAAATGTATCCAGCTTTGTTTGCATGTTTCCATTTTTTAAAAACTTCCATTAACAAATTTACTTGACCAAAATTACCCCATGGTTCATCCGGAGGTCCATCAAATGCATTATTAATAAAGACATCGTAATGCAACGAGTCGTAAGCTATCTGTTGTATATCTTCTTCTTTAGTTATATCCAACCCTTTGGATCTATTACATCCATCATAGGCTTCAAAGTATTCAGCTATGGCTAAACCCAACCCTCTGTTGTTACCAGTAATATAATAGCGATAAGTATCTTTCATCTTTTTGTTCTGATCCCATACTTTAGTAAGTTTTTGACCGCATGTCAAAGCACATTCAAATATCCTACCATTATCTATCTTTTTCGTCCAAGAGTCAACAACTTCGTTCCAAAATTGATTTTTAAAAATATTCTGTAATGAAGTATATTGAAGATTCAAACCACCATGTCTTCCATTGTACTTATCAATAAGACTAGCTACTTGGTTTTTACCATCTTGAAAATGGCGAGCGTTACTACCTGGCAGAATATTTTTATCGTGGAAACGAGCATCATAAAGATTGTGCTCAAAAAAGTTACAAGGTAGTACTAATCCTTCAGCAGTTATTGCTACTTTGTTTCCAGTAAGTGCATCACATTTTATTTTTGTTTCATTAAAATATTTTTCTATGTCTGGATACTGTTTATGTAATACAGGTAAATTTTCAACGCTACTATTATGATATTGTTTATCTGTAGGTGGTTCTAAAAAATATTCAAAATTGCCTTTAGTATCTTGCACTGGCCATTTATCTATTTCAGTCAACTTTCTATGATCCATAAACCTACCAGTTGCTCTAAACAATATATCATCAAAACCTATTTCCTCAGCTAATCTTTTAGCTTGAGGTATTTGTTGTTCATTGTGTTTGTAAACTAACCAGTTCCATTGAGCTTTACCACCCATTTCAATAAATGCTTTAGCATTTTCTATAACTTTCTTAAATCTAACATTACGCCTATATAAATGATTTGTATTTTCTAAACCATCTATACCAAAATCTACTTTACCACAACCAGCAAGAATATATGCCAGTTCCATCCACCACGCTTCATTATGTACACCACCATTAGTGTGAATGTATAAATGTAATGTTGGGTTCTTCTTTCTAAAATCTCGTAGTATACCTAAGAAATCCGGATGCATAATTGGATCCCCATAACTACCACAGAAAAAGACTTGCCTTAAGCGTTTGCATAACTTTTCAGGAAACGCATTATGGATAGCATCTCTATCTAAATGACATAATGGTAAATGTGGGTTGGCTTTACCACCACTTATATTTCTTGGACATTGTGGACATGCAGCATTACAATAAGTAGTAATCTCTATTTGATATTCATCAATAACATCATAATCAAATTTTACAATAACATTTCCCTTTCAAAATTATTATTCAATTCACTCTGTTCAAACCATTTAGCATCTTCTGCTTCAATAAATCTAACTGTTACTTTAAAATTATAATTTTCAACACAAGCAATAGACCACGTACCTTTAGCATTGGTGCTAATGTATTGTATTATTTTTTCTGTGTCATCAATAGACCAATCGGTGATAAAGAGTTCACCATGCTTTTTACCCATTCGATAACCATCAGAGATCTGATAGTTAAATACTCTAAGTACGCCTTTTTCTAGTCTTTCTTGTTTTGGACTGTTCATACCAATATTTACTAGTTTCTCTTAACTCTTCATTTGAAGTTCTAATAAACTCCATTAGGGATAGGTTGTTTTGACACAATTAGCTCTTATAGAGTATTGTCAGTTTATCCCTAAATTGTTCTACTTTATTGTGTCTATCCGGCCAAAAGATATATTCTTTTTCTGGGTTTTTTTGTAAGTTATTTAATAGTGGTATTACTGCATTGTACATCTTATCCAATTTTCCTTGAATAGATGATACTTTCTCAGTAGCTGCTTGAACACTAGATGAGGTCTCTTGTAGTTTGGACTCAACTTTAGTTACTGCTTCTAGTTCGTTTTCATCAACAGCTGAAAAACCAAAATCAAAATCTTCTAAACTCATTTCTGTTTTGCTTGCCAATTTTTTTCTCCTAATTCCAAAAGTCTTCTAATGTCATTATCTTTTCAACTTTCCATCCAGCTGAGTCAGCTATAGATTTCATAGGCTCTAAGAATGACTTTTCAAATTGTTTGTTATAGTCTATATATTTATCCAACCCTAATTGTTTAGGTAGCGTCTGGGGACATGAAATTACGTGTTCTCGTGCTGGATTAGGTAATTTAAGATAAGAGAACTTTATCTTATCATTTTGGTTTATTATGTTATACTTACCTTGTAATTTTTGATCGTATATCATGTTATTGTATGTTAATGAACCTCTAACATGAATAGGACAACCTTTTTTAATTCTAAATTTTAAGTTTTCTGTTTTTGCTTCATTAACATAATAAGGTTCACTCCATTTTCGTATCTCTGAAACACCTCGAGGAAACGCTACATCCTCAAAAGGCATTTTATTAAACTCATTTCTAAACTCTTCAATAAATTCAATAAAACGAGTTTCATTCTCGTTGAGCATTATCCGAATTGCAGAATTTATAGCCTCTCTACAAACTTTTGGAGTCGACGACCTAACTGATTCAATACCCATCACCTTTTGATAAGGAGTCTTTAATCTAAATCCTTCATTGTCCCATACGTTAAGAGCATAATGCTTCTTAGCTGTCCACACTCCTCTATCAGCTATCACTTCACGTTTCATTACCATTCGTTGTTCGTATGCATTAACATACTTAGCAAGCTCTTCATACCATTGATCTATTTTTGGTTCAAGTACATCTTGGACATAGTTATCTAATTGATCTATGCCTCTGCTTTCATCTGTAACTAATTTTTCTAATGTTACATAAACAGAGTCAGTGTCAATAGCAATAACATAATCAACACCTTCTGTTTTAAACTTATCGTTCAAGAAGTTATTGATATGTTTTTCAATCCAACGAATAGAAAGCTGACCAGATGCTGTAATAGCTTCAGCATGCTCTAACTTAAACCACCTGAAAAACGGATTAGCAAGAGCTCCATAAGCAGAGTTAAGTTGAATCTTCTTAGCCATCTGCATGTTGTTACATCTTGATATCTCATTCTCGTCCCCTTTCTTTTTAGCTTCAATTAATTTATTCTTCCACACTACTCGATCTTTATATGTACGCTCCATTAATGTAGGTAAGAACCCTCTGAAGTCTTTTGTATACATTGCTCCAGAGCCACCAATTGTATTGTCGTCTGGATTATCTATGTTATCATACGCTCCATTTAATACTTCATCAACTGTAGTTCTTGCTTCATGCATTCCTCTATATGTTTCAGGTGAAATATTATACTGCATAATCAAATGAGGATACAGACTATTCAAGTCAAAAGAAACAATCCATTTTTGCAACCCTCTAATTGGATCTTTAACATGACCACCAACATTTTGTCTTTCTTTTTCTTTAGGTATTGCTTGTGGTACAACAATCTTTTTTTCATTTAGATAGTTGTTTATCATTACATCCCAGAGTCTCACAGATGTAAATGCATCATTAAGATTAACTTTAGCATCATATGCGATCGCATACATTAACTCTAATAGTTTCATCTTATCATCAAGACGTTGAACGAGTAACACGTCTTTAATATTATATTCAATAAACTTCTGATAGTTCTCTTTGTATAATCCCATCAGGCCATCATATTCACTGTAGTCTAGTTTTCTTTCTCCTAGTTCTACATGAGCAATATTATCTAATGAATAACTTTCTTGTTGTGTATATGTAAACTTTTTATAAGCAGCCAAGTAATCAATAACATTAATACCAATAATGTCCCAACCATTTTTACCAGTCATAGCAAATAGTCTACTACTTTGATCTAGCATACCCCATGGTGAAAGTTTCTTAGCAAGATGTTTACCAAACAAATTATTCATTCTATTAATTAAATAAGGTATATCAAAACCTTCTACATTCCAACCAGTAACAACATCAATATTCATCTTACTCCATACATCAACAAATCTTTTGAGTAAGTCTTTCTCATCAGTACATTTGAAATAGATGTGATTAGAATCATTAGATACAAATTCACCACAACCAAATACAGCAACAGCCTTACCAGACTGAAGTGCAATAGCTGTTATAGGTTTTTGAGCTAAGTCAATATCTGGAAACCCTTCATCAGCAGCAACCTCAATATCTATATTAGCTACTGTGATTAACTTAGGATCATAATCAACTTGACCTGGAAAGTTTTCTTGAAGGTAGTCATAGTAAATGTAATACCATGACTTAGATGTTTGTAGACCATACATATTGAAACCATGAGTGTTCTCATAATTTCCTCTGAATTCCATAATCTGTTTAACATTATCAAATTCTTTTTTTACAACTGGCTTACCATCAATTGTACGCCAATCACTTTGACCAGTTTTATCGTCTACGTATAAATGAGGCTTGATAGGAATGCGACTCTTAAATGCTTTCCCATCTTGATATCCTCTGACCAATAGATCGTTGCGATCTAGGCCAACATTTGTCCAGAAGTAACTCATAATGTAATATAACTCATGTGTGTGGTTAAGTCAACACGTAATGTATACATAATACTATTGCTACACTAACTCCTAACCCTATCATCATTTTCAAAAAGTCTCGCCCTACAATAGGGAAGACAGATTTTAATTTATATGTGCCATTACTTATAGTAGCAATTGCAAGTTCGCGTCCGCATAGTAAACCAACAAATACCCATGTAGTACTCATAGGTATATCATTATACTGTTTGAAGAATAGTAATATGAATGCATAGACTAGATCAACTATTGTAGCTGACCTAACATACCTTGTTCCACTTTTCTCTAAAACAATCTTCTGTATCTTTCCACCTCTTTCATAAAAGATCCAAGCTAATAGAGAAGTGAATACAACAGAGATAGCTATCATCCATTCAACAGAGAGAGCTCTTGGTAAGTAAACTGCTATGTTTGCTAAGTCGTGACTAAGCCACGTGTACCATAAAAAACCAGTAATGCACCACTGAGCTACTCTCCAATATGGTTTACGTTTTTCTGGTACTGGATCATCTTTTTCATTAATATAATTTGCAACTGCAAACCAAACTAAGTATGCCACAATAGCAGCTATACCATAACCCATAATACTTTTTACAAGCATCTTCTCCAATACAAATGTGGATGCAAATGCACTAAGAACAAGAAATGTCGTTGATACTGGTATACCAGCTCGTGTTAATAGTAATAGTATTCCAGGAGCTAAAGCATGATACCATTCTATTTCAACATAAGGAATTTTATTTAATCTACCATATGATATGTCACCACCATTTGTAGCCCAACCATACCACAATGTAAATAACATTACACTTGCAGCACCAGCCCAAAGGTAGTACCATTTAAATCTTTGTGAATTTGATGCAATGAATGTTCCTAATGTCTGTACAGAATCGTTACCAACAACAGAGTAGGAAGCTAAAAGAAAGCCGATTACGGCATAAAGACTAGTGAGGGTTACTGAGTCCAATTTTCAATCTCCATAAAAAAAAGGGGACTCCGAAGAGCCCCCAAAATATTAATATTTAAATGTTAATGCAGTTCCGACAAACATTTCTTTTCTTTCAAAATCTTTATCTTGACTGTCCATAATATACTCTACATATGGACTAAAGCTAACATTATCATCTAAATTAATTTGTATACCAACTTGATTTTTGACGTCATCTATTTTAGTGTCGTCTTCTTTACCGGTTCCAAATTCCCAACGTGGTTGGATTTTAACCCAAGCACTTATTTTATCTCCAACGTTGACAGCTCCGCCAACAATTGCTCTATAGCGCCAATTTCTATCCGAGCCATCTGTTTCATAATATCTATATTCAAGTTGATGACCTAGTGACAGACTAATTGGTCCTTTATTTCCTTCTTCGTCTGCACCATCCCAACTAAACACATCATGTTTAAGTTTAGGACGATACTCTCTAGCGCCATCTTCTTCGCTAGCGCGTACTGCTAGCTTAAACGGCTCTCCTAATTTTACTGATAATTCAACATGGTCATAATCAGAACGATATTGGTTTCTTACTTGTAAACCAAAATTCTCCCACTGGACATTCCAGTTGTGTTCTGATTTCTTCCAGTCTTGGCTTGCTGCTTCTGCTTCCTCAGAACATCCAATCATAAATGTTCCGACGAAAGTCATTGCCAGCATTCCTATCAGAATGCTTTTAAATCTTTTCATAGATTTCTCCTAAGTTATTGATATGTCACGGACGCAACATATTAAAACATTATTTATAAAAAAAGAGGACTGCCATTGGACCCCGACTCCCTTTTTGCCGGGGTCCTCAACCTACCTACCTGAGAGCCAATCTAGCTCCTCTTGTGTGTAAGGAAACATCATATCCCCCTCCTTTATGTTAAACAGATCGCATTCTCTGGACTAGACGATCTGCTCGATTAGTTACTTGTCGATACCATCTACTGTCAACCATCTCATCAGCGGCAGCATTCCAATCTCTGGCATCCACACCTCGTTTCATACCGCGAAACTTACTCAATCTGGTTCTACCCATATTGAACATCATGTTCGCTATAATTAACTGTACCTCTTCAGGCAACTCATCAAAGTCATCATATAATTTGTTACAATCATCTATTACAGATACAACGTCGGTTTCGAATGCTGCTCGAACTCTTTCGTCCGAGACGGCAGTCCCAACTTCTTGTCCACTTTCTGGGTCGCTCTCAGTAACCAAATGACCGATCCCAAAAGTAGGATACCCGAGATGATCAAGGTAAATTTCATTTACTACTCCTTCGTCTATTTCTAGCTCTTTTCTTAATTGATCTAAATTCATTACTAATCCTCCACTTCTCTAGTAACTTTTCTACATATCTATCTATCTCTAATGTTATCATCTATGTGCTTTCTATTAAAAATTGTAGATCATGTTCACATCCATAGTTTACACATTCTTTACAATTTAATGGATTGTGTGTGCATATAGCATAATAACAATCCTTTCGTTCTTTAAATTGTTCTGGAACAAGTACACTAACTTGTCTCCTACTCTTTGGAAACATTCCTATAGACTTATAATAATCATATGGTTTGTTACCGTGGTCAACAATTATTTCTCCCTCAAACACCGGGTCTTCGTAAAACTGATGTCTGCTCATAGTTACCTCATAAAAAAAGGGGCTCTAAAGAGCCCCTCTGGATTATTTTGAAGATGCTTCGTTTAGCAGCTGGGCCCCCCCAGCGGAGCTATCTCGTTGCATCTCTCCATTAATACTAATTTTCTTAGGCTTCATTTCTTCTGGAATAATTTTTTCCAAACGAACCCTGAGTAGCCCGTCTTTGAGGTCTGCCCCAACAGCTTCGGTAAAGTCTTCGAGGTGCCACGTGCGCCTGAAGCTCCTATTAGCGATACCCCTGTGGGCGTAACCTTCTTCTTGTTTCTCTTCTTTAGTTCCTTCAACTGTAATTGTGTTGTCTTTGTATTCGACATTCAGCTCCTCCTCCTTAAAACCGGCTACGGCGATTTCAATATCAAACTTATCGTCACTGTGACGAATGATATTATAAGGTGGATAAGATGGTGTATGAATGTTCTCTTCAGCGATCTGATTTAGTCGATCGAAGATACGATCAAAGCCTATTGTACGTGAAAAAAATGGGTCGAAATTAAATGGTGAAATACTATTCATTGCTTTTCTCCTTGTTAAGCGAGTTTATGTTGTGAGGTCCCATCATGGCAACCTCTATAGTATATATGTGTATTCTTGGTCAAAAAGTCAACGCTCTTTCTATTTTTGGTGGAAAATAATTTGGGCCTTTTTCAACTTTCCCATCATCCCTATATATAGGTTTTCCATCTTCACCAAGTTTACTCATATTAGATAGGTGTACGTTTTGAAAACCTACCTGTAAGTTGATACCAAATGCATGACCAGCACCATATGTAACATATAGTAGATCACATAATGCATCTGCTACTTCTTTAATATCTTTTGCATTGATAGCATCAATTAATTCATTACACTCTTCTTCTATAAGACTGAGTCTAAGATCAATTGTTTCTCTATCTGGAAACCCAGACTTCTCTCGAACGTCTTGGCCCATAGCTCTCATAAACTGAGCTACTTTATCAGAATTAGTTGTGTCTCTCAACATGCTAACCCTTTAGATGATTTAATAAATCGTCTATAATTCTTTGCTTGGTTTTGCGTCTGTCTAGTTCAATACCTTTTTCTCGACCAAGCTCTTCTAACTCTTTTTTAGTCATCTTTGATAGACTTGATCTCTGAGGTACTACTTGTTCAATCACTTCGTCTGCAGGTACTTGCACCCGCACAGATGTAGGTGTATTGCTAAAAAACTTCCTCATCCACAGTTGTAATTTCCATCCATTGCTAAACATTATTTTTTCTTTCCTATATTATATTTTGCTACAAGATTCCACTCTTCTTTTTCTTTGTGTGAAATTATTTTTACTTGACTTAGTGGTGCAATTGGCTCCGCTGTCGAATTAGTATCTACTATACTAACTAGCCCCCACTCAGTCAACAGATTTGTTATTGTATTTCTTCGTCCTTTATCTTCGTCAGTAAAGTCTGTTGGCTT